TGTAAATTCTACAGAAAGTCAAGGAAAACTATGTCTAACCTAATAATCTTACCGAAGTGTGAAGTATGCGGAGCGCGTGGTTGCCAAATTATGCATTCCGCGAACGAAAAAGAAGTCAGTTCTTTGTCTCAGTCTTCCTACCCTGAAAGGAAGTATTTTAGAAACCCCAAAGACCCGATAGTTCAGGAAACTGGAATTGTAGATGACTTTTTCAATTCATCTTATGAACCCGAAGATGATTACAGTGAGGATTCAAAGCTATGAACCTCAACGAATCTTATACAACTTGGGTGAATAATCCAACTCCTGAAAACTATGAAGTCTTTGGGCACGACCTTCTCTCTTACATAAAGGGTCGAATAAGGAAAGTCAGGAGGCTCCCTTATGACCTAAAAGTGGAAATGCCCGTTGATGTTGTTATTAGAGTGCTCGCTGAAATTCAACAATATGATGCCGCAAAATCCCCCTTTTCTGTTTGGGTTAATTACAAAATCGAACATGTAGTCGCGGATTTAACCACAGCCTATTTTGATAGGCGAGAACATGGTCTATTCGACAATCGCGAAGCTCCCGATGATTATAGGGGAATTGAGGCTAAAATCCTCCTCAAACGGCTTATGGAGACCCTTTCGGTGGAAGAGCAACGATTGGTTCACCTCAAACTTGAGGGATACGGGGGAGAGGAAATAGCAGCAGAATTGGGTGTTTCACACGAAGTTGTTCGTAAACGGTGGGAACGCATCCAAAAAAAAGTTACAAAAAGCTGCACAATAATGTCACATTTCCCCTCTTTTTGCTGTACTACAGGGTGTAAGGTAGTTTGAGAAAGAACTACCTTTTGGAGCCTGTTTGATGCTCGATTGCATAGACGCTCTGGGGGCGTAACAGGTCAATAACCAGACGCCCCCGAATGTATTGAAAATAAAAGGGTTAAATGAAATCTTATACCCCTGGAACTATGTCTCCTGCGTATATTGAAGCTTTGAGGCAATGGCAGCTAAAGTTCTTAGAATCAATCACTTGCAGTGAAGAGGATGCTAAACGGTATAGAGAGATGTACCCTGATTGGGTAGCTATTGGAGAGAGGGAAAAACTTGGGCCTCGTCGTTAGAAACACAAAGGATTTGGTTAAGCCTGAAGACTTCAAGTTGAAGATTCTTATTTACGGCTTAAATGGCACGGGCAAAACTACGTTCCTCTCGACTGTCCCTCATGTGGGCATTGGCGCATCAGAGACAGGCCACGGCAAGGGTTTGATAGGAGTCGCTACCAAGGGACTCGATTATGTGGAGTTGAACTCCTACGAGGATTTTGAGCAGTTTTGCGCTCTAGCAGTCTTTAAAGAGAAGGAAGCAATAGGGTTAGATAGCCTTTCGGATGTGGTTAAGACCTACGTGAGAGCCAAGGCCCTCTCGTTTCCCCGGCAGAAGGGTGATTCGCTAAAGCGGCAGGCAGGATGCCCTGAAATTGACGATTATGGCGTCATGGGGGAATTGACCAGGAAGAACCTTCGTAAGCTTATTGACCAACCTAAGCACGTTATTGTTACTGCTGCGTTGAGAATTGATAAGCCCGACCCGGAGACAGGACAGGGTGAGATGCTGATAGGGCCGGACCTCGCCGGGCAAATGTTCCTCGGTTCAACTGCGATGTTCGATTTGGTGCTCTGTACTCGAACCCGTTCTCTTTTGAAAGATAAGAACGACCCTAAATCTCGCTACGTCCAGTATTACTATGTGACTGCGAATCCCGGTACTGGTATCATTGCGAAGAATAGATTGGGAGTTGAGGGTGGCAAGTCGTTCCTTCCCACTGAAATTATCTTCGACCCAGTGAATGGTGAAGGAACTTTCCCGTGGCTTCTGAATAAGGCGCAGGAAGCTTACAAAGATTACGTTGCGAAGCAAGGAGCAAAAGTTGCCTAAACAGTATCTCGCAATTAAAGAAAAACTTCTCAAAGAAGGTAAGTCAACTAAAGAAGCGGAAAAGCACGCCGCAATGATTTACAATGCCACTCCCGCTGGACAAAAGAATCCAGTCGGACGCGGCTCTAAATAAAAGTTTAGCGTGGGCCGTAGCCAATAAATCCGTGCAACGCCTGACCCTGCGACACGGTGGTGGAAAGTCCCCTGTAGGGGTGACTCGGTGAAAGCCCACGCTATTGTTGTCTCTAAAATGAAAAAGAAACTCAAATACTGGTACGAATTCTTCTTCAGTGAATGTGTTCTTTGTGGACACCAGCGCAACTATAAATATCGCCACTACACACCCAAACCTAAAGACCCCACAAAGAGATATCATTTTGACCAATTTGTTTGCGGAGACCATTTTTGTTAAGGCCACCCACCCACAAAGGGTCCAATCTAAATCGAGAGGATAATGAATGAGTTTTGAAACAGTAATTCTAGCAGACATAAAACTGGAGAAACGTGAACAGCCCCCAGTGGGCACTTATGTTTTCCAGTTGCTCCCTACAGCCGAAGTTCGGACTAATAAGTTCACTGGTGCCCTAGAGTTGAATCTCTCTGCTGCTATTGCAGAGGGTGATTATAAAGGTCGCCGGGTATTTTGGACCTATCCAGACCCGGAAGCGACGGGACAAGATGGTAAGCCTTTCGCTTGGAGTGCCCAAGCGATGAAGAAGCTCGAAGTCGTTATTGGCGAAGATGCCCTTGATGGAGAAGCTTCGAAGGACTATTTCAACCGCGTTGCTGCGAGTGGAAATGCCCGCTTCACAGCATACTTTGGCCCCAATGCCAAGCATCCATACACTCCTGCTGGAGCGGATGAACCAAATAATGAGTTGAACATCTTTACAGTCAAGCCATCAGCCTAATTAGATAACCACAATTGAAGGGCCATCTCGAAAGGGGTGGCCCATTTTCTCTCAGGAGGGGCCTTGAAATCGAATTATGGTCGTTGGTCTTTAGCCCGCACAGCAATCACCTTCGGTTGCTATCTTCTCTTAGGTCTAGCATGGCTTATCTTTTATCATGGTCACATGAAGTGAGACACTTCTTCTCAGGCATCTATCTCGATTTGTGGGGAACACTTCTGTTCGCCTACATTGTTACCTTGTTGATTATTGGATTTACATTGATTGGGAAAGCGATTAGGGGGATTTTTAAATAATGCCGCTTATTTGTGTAGCTCCAGGTGGTTGTACTGACCCTTTACAGCAATCTCGTAAATTAGGAGTCTATTTACGCCTTGTTGATATGATGGGACTTAAACGTGGATTTGAGTTAGAATCGAATATAGAAGTAATTGGTGAAACTCTTAAACAGGAGTTCGTAACCCAAGTGAGGGATTTCCTTGAAGGTAAAACAGTGCGGGTTGTGCGATGGTTGCCCGATGCAGAAGTTGTTTCCCGAGAACAATCTAGTTCCCCCACAATTAGGTCCGAGTCTTAGACTTGAAATTGCAGAAGCTCCAGGTGAAAATGAGTCTATTGAAGGGGTCCCACTCGTTGGCGGAACTGGAAAAATGTTTAATGCGCTACTCTGGAAAGCCGGAGAGCGCCGGGAAAACGTCTCCTGTGCCAACACTATCCAGTGCAGACCTCCGAACAACGTCTATCCAACTGACCACGCTGCTCGCAGCTATATCTCCGAGGCTGAAGCAGGACAAGCGGTGGCGCACTGCTACGATAAATTTGTTAAACCATTACTCGCTTCAAGACCGTGGACACGAATTGACGCCATTGGAGAGAAAGCTCTTAGAACTCTTACTGGAAAAGTAGACGGCATCCTCAAATGGAGGGGTTCACCCCTACCATTGGTTGGCGAGGATAAAGCGCGGGTGATGCCCACTTTGCATCCTTCGTACTTAATGCGAACCCAGTATCTAATCCCCGCCGTCATTTCAGATTTGAAAAAGGGCTTGCAAGTTCCCCCGGAGTATTACGACTTGCAACCGGATGTAGATAGTTTACGAGGGTTTGAAAATGCTAAAACTCTCTGCTTTGACATTGAAACCAACAGGTTCACCAATGAAATCACGATGGTCGGACTTTCTGTTAAGCCTTATTATGTTAGCGTTGTTCCTTTTCGCGGGGCTTATATTCCTGCTCTTAAACGAGTGTTTGAATCTGCTGCCGAACTTGTTGGGCAAAATCTTATCTCTTTTGACATTCCACATTTAGAAGAGAATGGAGTTAGGTTCCGCGAGGGTGTGCAAGTTTGGGATATCATGTTGATGCAGCACTTGCTGCAACCAGACATGGACCACGACTTAGAATTTATCTCTTCAATCTTTACTCAAAAGCCCGCGTGGAAACATCTCGCAAGTGAGAACAAGGAACTCTATTGCGCGAGAGACGTAGATGTAACAATACAGAGCTTCCAGCAGTTGAAACCATTGTTGCTTCAGCAAGGTCTCGCGGACCTCTACAATTATGTGCAATGGCCGCTCGCGAAGATTTGCAAGTTGATGACTGATACGGGGATTAAGCAAGACCCAAATCGTCTTCATGCGCTGCGTGAAAAGTTTCTTGCTGAGAAGGATGAACTGGAAGCCAAGCTTCCAAAAGAACTTCAAACTTATGATAAACCCATCCGTATTCGCAAACCTGCTCCGCCGGGAACTGTTGGAAAGTCTGGGAAGGCAGTTAAGTTCATACACGTTGACTCTACGGAGCGAGTCTCCCCTTGGAACTCCCCCAAGGTTCTCGAAACGTACCTTTACACGACCCTTGCTTTACCCAAACAACTCCACCCGAAGACGAAGAAGCTTACGACGGACAAGAGCGCGCTTGAACGGTTGATTCGCAAGTGCAACAAAGATGGCAAGCAAGAAATCTCCACCATCCTCGAAACTCTCGGAAAGGTAAAGAAACTTGACGAACTTATCACCACCTTCCTCAAAGACGACCAAGAGATTGCCGTTGGGAAAGTCCATGCCAATTTCCTTGTGCATGGGACTTCGACAGGACGGCTCTCTAGCTCGAATCCCAATATGCAGAACATTCCTCCTCGTTCGCGGTACATCTACGTTCCGCCATTTGCTGATTGGTGTTTTATTGAGGCTGATTTTAGTTCTCTTGAGAACCGCCTCGCGGCTTGGTACGCTGGCGATACTGCTCGACTTCAGAGGCTCTCAGTCCCCGGATTCAACGAACATAAGTGGCTCACTAGTCAACTCTACGGAATCCCCGAAGACGAAGTAGACAAGGATAGTTGGCAATATAAGCGTGGGAAGAACACGAATCATGGTTGCGATGGCGCTATGGGACCGCGTAAGCTCGCCATGACATATGACATCCCAGAGAAGGAAGCCCGTGACCTCATTTATAAGTGGAGAACAATTAATCATAAGTCTGCCGAGTGGCAGGAAAGAGTTGGTAACACTGCCCAAAAATTTGGGGTCCTCACTAATCCCTTTGGAAGAAAGAGATGGTTTTGGACTAACACAGCTTACACCGAAGGAATTCGATTCCTACCGCAATCGGGGGGTGCGGATTGTTGTTATAGAAGTATGGTTGCATTGATGTATGAGCGTATAAATTGGCCCACCGAGAG